CTATGACATGCGTTCTGAGATCAGCCGTAAGATCGGTTACGCTCTTGCTCAGAAATATGACCGTCTGATCTTCCGTGCTATCACTCGTGGTGCACGTGCTGCTTCTCCGATCACCAAGGCTAACTACGTTGAGCCCGGTGGTACCCAGATCCGTGTTGGCACTACCGCCAACGCTTCTGATGCCTATGACTCTTCTAAGTTGGTGACCGCCTTCTACGATGCAGCTGCTGCACTCGATGAGAAAGGTGTGTCTCAAGATGGACGTGTGGGTGTCTTGAACCCCCGCCAGTACTATGCTCTGATCCAAGAGGTCGGTAGCAACGGTCTGGTGAATCGTGATGCTCAAGGCTCTGCCCTGCAGGGCGGTTCCGGCGTGGTGGAAATCGCCGGCATCAAGATTTACAAGTCCATGAACATTCCGTTCTTCTCTCAGTACGGTACCAAGTATGGTACTGGTTCTGCCACGAACCCTGGTGTGACCGATCCTGGTAACACCGGTTCCTTCGTGTCTGAAGCTGTTGAAGATGCTGCTAACGATGTTACCGGTATCAACAACGAGTACGGTGAAGAAACCGAATTCGCTAACAGCTGTGGTCTCATCTTCCAGCGTGAAGCTGCTGGTTGTGTGGAAGCTATCGCTCCTCAGGTGCAAGTCACCAGTGGCGACGTGTCCACCATCTACCAGGGTGATGTGATCCTGGGTCGTCTCGCCATGGGCGCTGACTACCTGAACCCCGCCGCTTCGGTGGAACTGTTTGCTGGTACTGCTACCAAGCCTGCCGCCTTCTGATTGCGGTTATACGGGAGCCTCTTCGGGGGCTCCTTTTTTTTAATTCTTTATTGAGAATAATACTCATTTGCAATTATGCCTTACCTATCTACTGGCTCCACTGAACTTAAAGCCGTTAATCAGATCCTGGCGTCAGTTGGTCAGGCTCCTGTAACTACGTTGACAACTGAAGAAACTCTCATTATTAACGAAGTCAAACGATTCACTGGTTCTATTTCAGGAACTACACTTACCACTGAAACTGCTAACATTCCTGTTGGTACTTACATTGGTGGTAATGGTGTTACTGATGGTACCTCTATCGCAGTAGCTGGTGTAGAAGCCACACCTGCAACAGATCCTGTTACGTATGACTACACTGTGAACATCTCACAAACTGTGTCGTCTCGTACATTGACTCGTAATGAAGTTACAACCAGAGTTGAAACCCAAGCCAACCCGGACGTTGCGATTGCACTCAACACCTTGAGAGAGGTGTCACGCGAAGTACAGAGCGAAGGATGGACTTTCAATAAAGAATTCGACTACGAACTTACACCTGATTCTAACAAAAACATTCTTATTTCAGATAGCATGTTGCAGGTAGATCTCAACATCTCTTCTAAGAGATTTGATAACCGGCAGTATGACAGCGTTAACCGTAATGGTAAACTTTACGACCGCATTAAACATACCGACAAATGGGATGAAAATGTGCACGCTGATATTTTGTGGTACTTTGAATGGGAGTCTATCCCTGATCCTATTCAAGCATTTATTGTAGCACGCGCTGCTGTTATCTTCTCCAGCCGTACAATGGGTGATCCTAACCTGTTTAGTATGCTCCAACAAAAGGAAGCATTTGCACGTGCTATGGCTATGGAGTATGAGTGTAACCAGGGTGACTTCTCCTTCTTTGGTGAACCGCAGGGAGAGAACTACTACAATAGCTATAAACCGTTCCATACCTTGCAACGCTAATGCCAGCAGTAACACAACAGATCCCTAATTTTCTTGGTGGTGTATCCCGCCAAACTGACGACAAGAAACTAATTAACCAGCTGACTGAGTGTGTTAATGGCTACCCTGATCCTACATTTGGTCTACTGAAACGTCCTGGCATGAAGCACACTAATGTGCTAAAGAAAGCTGACGGCACAGCATTTACTAAAGCTGAGCTAGCAGATGCTGCTTGGTTCTTTATTGACCGTGCTACCGCTGGTTCATATATTGGTGCTATTAAAGGCACTAATCTATATGTATGGACTGCTGATGAAGGCACCTTTTGTACAGTAACTAACAATGGTACTGGTTACCTAACTGGTACTAAACAGGATGATTACCATTTCCGGAGCATCCAAGATACTACCATCATCACTAATAAGACTGTTGTCGTTACCGCTCAAGCTCCAGCAGCCTTTGTTGCAAACGCTCAGGGAACATTAAAACTGCTTAGCCTAACTGATGGTGACGTATGTAAGGTAACTTTTAAAGGTACTTCTTCTGGTACTGAGCATGTTGCTACAGCTACTGCACAGTCTAACGGTACTTTTACTAGCTTCCTGACTGGTACACATGCTACTCATGACTTGTTAGGTGCTATTAAAACATTACTAGAAGCACGTCATACTGCTAGTGACACTGAGTTTGATGGTAAGTGGTACCTCAACTCATATGCTAATAGCATTACTATCCGTAGAACTACAGAGTCCAATGCTGTTGTAGTAGACCAAGAACCTGGCTCTAGTGTTACTTATAAATACTTCAGCATGACTGCTACTGGTGGTCCGGCAAACAACACTTTGGAAGCATCTCAGGATGATGTTACTGACGTATCTGAACTGCCTCTGCAATCATTCCATGACCACACCCTTAGAATTTTAAACAGTGATACTCAAGATGATGATTATTATCTAAAGTATGTTGCTGCTGATGGTGTTGGTGGTAAGGGTTATTGGCAAGAAACCAGGGCACGTGATACCTCACCAGGGATTACTAGCTCTACTATGCCGCACGAGTTGTCTAACACTGGTGCTACTACATTTGCGTTCGGGCCGATCGGTTATAAACAACGCCTGACTGGTGACATAAACACTAACCCTCACCCATCTTTTGTTGCTAAAAAGATTAGTTCTACTTTCTTTTATAACAATAGGTTTGGGGTTTTAGCTGAAGATAATGTTATCCTTGGTGTAGCTAATGATAGCTATAATTTCTTTTCTAAATCTGCACTGACTCAGATCGCCTCAGATCCTATCGATCTAAACGTATCTAGTGTGCGTCCTGTTACTTTGTCTGAAGTACTACCATCACCTCAAGGTTTGCTGTTGTTTAGTGAACGTCAGCAGTTCCAGCTGTACGCTACTGATGCAGGTGTCTTAACACCAACCTCTGCTGTTATTAGGTCACTCTCTAACTATGAGATGGCTACTAATGTACAGCCTGTAGATATTGGTACCACTATGGCATTTGTCAGCCGAGTACCTGGTTACAGTAAGTTGTTTACCATGGCACTTCGTGACATTGAGCAGACGCCTGTAGTGATTGACATCAGTAAAGCTGTGCTAGAGTGGATCCCAGATACTATAGATGATCTTACTGTCAGCCCTCCTAACTCTGTTGTTATGATGGTTGACCGTGATACTAAATACCTGTATCTATACCGATTCTATAACAACGGTAGTGAAGATTTATTCCAAGCATGGGTTAAGTGGGAGCTGCCTGGTACCATTCAAGCTGCACGTATCATTAACGATGCAGTTACTGTTGTATCGCAGCAAGAGGATCAGTACACCATTGGAGCTATCGAGCTGGATGAACTACCATCTGGTAAAATTCTAGCTACATCTTCTGGGTTTACTGGTAACGTACCTCTTGATATGGCTACACGTCCTGTCAAACCTCATGCGTCTGTTGATGCAGTGGTGTATGATACTACAAACGACATCACTAAAATTTACGTACCTTATACACCCATTGACGATAAAGAGGCTGTAATGCTTCTTACTGTACCTACAGCCGATGATGGCACTGCGTCTGAGATTGACTCAGATCAGGGCTATTGGGCTAAAGCTATTGAACGTATTGAGCCTTCTACTAACTATAGATACTTTGAAGTTAAAGGTAATTTTACCTCTTATGCTGATGGTATTGTTGTCGGCTATGGTTATGATTTAGAAGCTGTATTCCCTAAACTTTATCTTAGGAAAGAGTCTGGTACTGATTTTACAGCTGCTCTAACTATTGCTAGAGTTAAATTGTCTGTTGGTCGTACTGGTGCTATCCGTTTTAAAGTAAAGCCAACTGGCTCTAATGAATGGAAGACAGTACAACACACTGCAGAAGGTGGTACCTACGAAGGTGATACTAATCCTGTAGTACAGGAACGAGTATTTACCTTACCTATCCATCAACGTAACACTAATTTTGAACTTAAAGTGACAAGTGATTTTCCATA